AATCAATAGCGGCAAAATGAATAGCGACAACACCCCAAAACCCACACCTACGCAGAACACAAAGCCGAATATGGGTATGAGTATTGTTGAATCCTACATCAGAACATGGGGTCGAGAACCCGATGAACAATGGGTCCGAATGAACGCACCCGATGAATACGAAGATTGGGTGGCATCAAAGAATCCACCAGCAGAACCACCTATGCCATCCGATAGACCACCTCTCCAAGAGTCATCCCCTGAATATCGACCTGAATTTGAAATGCCCACACCGGGTTCTTCACTTACAGGAGAATTTGATGAAAGCACGGTATCTTCCCACGGCGACGAACCGATGGGCGGCGAGGAATTGATGGGATTACTCGGCCACGAAGAACCGGCACCTGCTACAACCTCCAGCGGCACACGAATGCCAAAGGGCGCATTACCAGCACCAAGAGGTGAGCAACGTAAAGATCGGATGCTACCCGAGCGTTCAGAAGTGAGCGATAGGGAAGCAGAACCACACGCTGTAATGTCGGGGGGCGAAAGGACAGGCTTAGATGAAGTCAATGAGCGTTCACCTAAACAGAAGGCAACCCAACACCCCGCCGAGAAGCGGACCGATAGTGGTCGGCTTTCAGGAGGTAAGGGGGCAAAAGACGCACGGGCCAAGCGTGAAGAAGCGTATGGCGGCAAACCGGCACCAAAGGAAGAGGCACCGAAGCCCGAGGCGAAGGAAGAGGCGGCACCTCCAAAGAAGGCAAAGCCGAAGGCCGAAAAGCCGAAAACGAAAACTACTACTCAAGGCACTATTTTCAGTGGTGCGGGCAAAGCAACCGATATGAGTGCTTCAGCACGAAAGAAGAAGGCTGATGCCGCTAAAGAGGCACCAGCAAAGGAAGAGGCACCAAAATCCAACCGCAAGGCACTGGCGGCGGAGCGCAGTAAGGGACGCCAAGCCGCCAAAAAAAAACGCCAGTGAGTGAAAGTCCACCTACTGAAGCGGCAGATACGCCCGATTTTAGCCGGTATATCACCGGATCCACTAATCGTGACTATGTGAACAGCGTTCTTGAAGCCGCAAGGGATGGTGACCCTGCGGCAATTTCAAGAGTGAAAAATGATAGTGGTGATCTAATCGACCACCATGGTATTAGTGAAGATGATATTAACGATATATTGGGTTGATCAAAAATGACTGAAGCAGTGCTTGATATTGCGAATAAGGTCGATTGGGAGATGGGCCGTCGTGATTTCAAGTATTTTTTTGAGGACATTTGTGGTCGTGAGGAAAATTATATGCTCGCTGATTTCCACCAAGAATGGTATGATATGTCCCAAAATCACAATAAAACCTGTGTAATTGCTTCCCGTGACCACGGAAAATCCGTGTTTTATCGTGTCTATTTGCTATGGAAGATGGCCTACAACCCCGGCACAGAAGTGCTGTTCTTTTCTCACAGTCAGCATCAATCTATTGATCACATGGCGAAAATGGATGAATTGATTATGTCCAATCCTGTTCTCGCACACCTCAAACCTAAGCGTGGTTGGGCGAAGCAGAAATTCAAGATGACTAACAAATCAGTCATTCATGCTATGTCGGTGGGTAAAGCGGTTCGTGGTGCCCACCCTGATATTGTAGTGCTGGACGATATATTGTCCAGTGAAGCGGACACGCAATTGGCACATATCGCCCAATGGTTCTATACTGCTCTATTGCCTGTTCTGCACCACACGGCACAATTGTGCATCGTTGGAACCCCGTTCTCCTATACTGATCTGTATCAGGAATTGAAGGGTCTCAAGGGTTATGATGTGAGAGAATATCCTGCAATCAATGAGGAAACGGGTAAGCCACTATGGCCTGAACGATGGTCGCTTGAGGCACTACAACAACGTCGAGGTGAAATGACTTCGATTGCATTCACCCGAGAATACCTGTGCAAACCAATTGCCAGTGAGTCGAGCCTATTCCCTGTGGAAATGACCGACCCCTGTAAGGACGAGGACTATGCCTTTGTGTTTGACCCGTATGGTGGCGACTTTGATGAAAATGTGAATTACTACATCGGCTGGGATCCAGCGATTAGCCCGGACAGAAAAGCCGACTATACCTGTATGTGCGTATTGGCGATGGACGAGAATAGGCACAAGAGGGTGGTGTGGATGCACCATGAGAAGGGTATGGACTTCAGTAGTCAGATAGACAAAATCATTGAGTTAAACGCACGTTACAATCCCGTCATCGTCGAATTGGAGACAAACAATTTCGCTCAAGCATTCCATCAGGTATTGAAGGAAATTAGCGATTTACCGATCAAGCCGTTCACAATGAGTCGTATGCGTAAAGAGGCAGTTATCCATGCTCTCCAATTGCATTTTGAGCAACGGCATTTGATTTTGCCCTACAAAGAAGAGGGCAGAACACGCAGAATGATGGACACACTTTTGAATGAGTTATCTATGTTCACTATGCTTCCGAATGGTAAGATGGAATCACTTGGCAGACACGACGACACTGTAATTGCATTGGCGTTGGCGGTCCAAGCGACGAAAGAATACCGGGACAACATTGTTGTGCTGGACGGGGCGGCATGGACTCAACGGTTAGGGTGGACGGAGATATGACGGTGTTGAAAATTGAATGGGATCCTGAAATACGGTCCATAGAGGACTCAATTATGAAGAATCCTATGGTGGCTATGTTGGGAGGCGCAGTCGCCGAACAAGCCGGTGAAAAAATCGTTGAACAAGGTTTTGAAACTGGTGGAGACCCTTTGACGGGCGGCAAATTCAATTTGGTCACAGCCCAACAAAAAAAGAAGGATAAGGAGAAGGAGTTAGAACAGGCTGAACAACAGGTCACTGAAGCCGAAGGCCAGCAGGAACAACAGGGCCAGCAGACAGCAAAAAACGCTTTAACCGCCCAGCAAAACAAACCTACTGAAATGCCAGCACAGGCAAAAGTAGGTTCACAAATCACGGGTATGAAGGGCAACGAACAAGCAGGTGACCCGACCTCTCAACCGGGCACCAAAGCCATAGCACCACCTCTTCCATTCGCTAAAACATATTTTATGGACAATTTCGGCATTCAAGGCTCGGACCTCATTGACTTATTACACAAAGGTGGGGAGGGCACTGCCCTTGAATACGTCATAGATCTTCTTCGTCAAGAGCAACACGCTGTGTTGAAAGATTTCGATTGGTGGGATGAAGCAGATTGGGATATGTTGGAATTGAAGGATAATGATTACAATTTGCTTCGACTATACCCTGAAAGGTTAGAATTCTATTTGAGAAAAACCCTTGCTTCATTGAAGCGTGGAGACAAAGAACCTGATGAAATATGGAAATCGTGGCATGACCGATTGAATGCAGAAAGTAGGTTGAGCCGCAGGGAACGGGTAATTCTTGAAGAGTCATTGGACACCGTTCGCAAGCACGGGGATATGAATGCCCAAACAATCACCTCTTATGGTGTTAAGGCCACGACGCAAGAAGTGGCTTCGCTAATCAAATCATACGGCTTCCTCTATGACCTGAAAGTGGTAGGTAAAGGCACAAAATCAGATGACCGCACACTATACTACGGCACAACAAAGCAACCAATTTTCCTCAAAAAAATTGACTCTTTCATCGCTAATCTATGGGAGGTTGGTGGAGAATTGGACGCCTTGGCACCCCAAGGCCCTCGACTCGTTCTGCCGTTTAACACAAAACGTGGGGAAGATTACACCGCAGTTATCAAGAAGGAATTGGGTATCGAAGGTATTACTTGGGAGGGTCAAGGGTTCGTGATCGAAGGGAATTACGCTTTCAACAAAGCCGCAGAAGGCTCTATTCGATACCTCGATGAAAAGAAGGCCGACGCCGCCATTCTTTTGGCCTCTTTGAATAAGGAACACCAGCACAATTCCGAGGCTTTGAAACTACTTACTCTCCGAAACAACAACCGCTACGATGGCGAAACAAGGGCAGAAATCGCCAAAGAAGTCGCATTTAGCCCCGAAGAAGTCATCACATGGACGGAGGTGATTGTGAATGGTTACTGAAAAGAAGCGCATTGATCGTTTGTTTTCGGCTCTCGGTATGGATATGGAAAGGCATAGCACGCCAACCCCTGAAATGCCTCTATTCACCAGTGGTGTCCAAGAGCCTCCATTGTTGCAGGGAATTACCATCCCTGCTCTTTATGCGGCGGCGTTTGAATGCCTTGTTTTACGTTCTATTCTCAATCATCTTGCTACTGAAACATTCCGAAAAGGTTGGACATGGAAACCCAAATTCGTTGCCAAATGTAGGGACTGTGACGAAGAGTATCAGAAAGAAGTCGATACTTGTGAAAAGTGCGGTGGCGAGGTTCGCCCCGCAGACAAAGGGCAATTGGAATATGCGGAGGCACTGTTGAAGGCCGAAAACCGTATGGGGCAATCTTACCTTGAAGTCCTTCGTGAAATCGAAATGGATTTGAACATCGTGGATGACGCTTACATTATTCTCACCAAAGAATACTTCGTGGACCCTGCGAGTGGAAAACCTCAATTCTATCGCATCAAGGAAATCACCCGTGCAGATCCAATCTTCATGCGTATTGTAGCAGATAAGCGCGGTGTGCGTGGAGGTAAGCAATACACCAGCCTTTTGGATAGGTCATTCCGAACAGGGGATAAAGACGAGAAGTGCCCCAAGACCGGACTACCAGTAGTGCCTGTTCATTACATCAACCTTGCAGGTGTAGGTGCCGGTCAGGTCTATACCGAGGGCGAAGTAATCCATATCAGCAAATGGTCCCCATCCAAACTCTATGGGCGATCACCAGTCGCTACGCTATGGCGTCAAGTGAACACACTAATCGCTATGGACAATTACGTTTATGCCGCCTACCAAAAGAGGCGTA